TTCCAAGTAGCTCCAGTTTTCTCAACAAAAATATCAATCTCATAGGGAGACTTTTTAAGTTGAGCACAAACTGACTTAACACCGTCGAAGATAGACTTCTTAAGGTCTAGAATCTCTACCTTACCAGTAGCACGGTTGATTACCTGACAAACGTAGCTGCGCTTGCACTTCAATGGAACCATTGTACCTGCCTGTTTACCTTCACCAGGTTGGGTTAGACCTAGTTCACGAACAGGGTCGTAGCGAGTATTATCAAAACGCTCTTTCGCACGGTCAAATGCCAAACATTCGAAAGTACGTGGCTTACCTTCACCATTTTTAATCCAGTAAACATAGCGAGGGATAATACCACTGATAATACGGAAGCGGTTAACTTGCTTTCCACCAGTAAGTTTCATAAAAGTGATGTTATTCTTCTCAGCTTCGCCGTTTGCTGTATCCCAACCAAGTGCTGTATTCTGTGTCATATATTTGTATCCTCTGTTAGAAAATGTAAATGATTATTTTTTATTTCAATTAATGGGTTATTTGTGACTATTTCTGCGGGAACCCAAGGTGGAACCTTGGAAACATGCAAAGTAGTTTTGTCTCCTACACTATAATCAGATATTCGTCTTAGTGAGCATAGTCCGACATATTCTGCTCTAGTTTGATAAGTTAGATTTTTATCGAATAGAACGGAGGGATTGACTAAAAAATTAAAACCAATAAGGTTTTTGTAGTGGCCTTTAGTCATAGCCATTAAGTACCTTACTATAAGGTAACTATCTCCCCTAGATAAGAGGTAAATCTTAGAGTAATCAAACTTCAACAAATTGATTGCCTCTCTAAATTATGTAACTATTATAAAGTAAATATAGTGGGAAGTAAAGAGGAATTTCAAACTTTTTATTTTTGCGTATTCCTCTCTCAATCAACTTAGTATATTATACGGAATATTTAATATTTAGTAAAGAAAAGTTTTAATTTTTCACTTTTTGAGCAGAGTACTTATATTATCCTTTGTTACTGGCCTAACTTGCCAACCTAATGAATAATATAAATTATATCTTGTACTCCTATGCCTAGTTCCAGTTACTCCATCAAGTCCAACGTCTATAATAACGGGATCTCTTTTTCCAGGTGCTTTACGCATAATACGTCCAGCTAACTGCTCCACTAAAGATTCATTATCTGTAGATGTTGTATTTAATAGTGCCGACAGTTCATCTAGTGATACACCTTCCGAAAATATGCTAATAGAAGCCACTAATACTTCACCTTTAGGTGACTTAGCTATCTTATCCATTATTTCTTCACGATTTTCTGTGCCACCAACGATCATGTAACTATCTTCTATTTCTGCATACAAGTAATTTGCTAATTCAGTTCTATCTGTAGTTATTAATACTTTATACCCATGATCCCGATATACTCTAGCTACATCTACATAGAAACTTCTAAATTCTTGGCTCTCATATAATTCATTTATACGTAAAGCCCAAGGTGTTGCTATGTTTCCAGGAATTATAGCGTCTAGTTTATAACCATGGATAACGGGCGGGATAGTATTATTTACAGCCGGAATAAAGATCTTTTCACCAAAATGGCCAGAAAATGTAGCCTCTAAGCCATCTTTTCTTTTCAATGTTCCCGTCAAGCCTATCCTATATCTGGCTAAAGATTCATCTAATACTTTAGAAAACGTACTAGCAGGACAGTGGTGAGCCTCATCGACTACAATAATACCAAAGGTATTACGTAATTCTAAGCTGCGCTTAGATACCGTCTGAATATTACCTATTACTATCGGTGGGTTAATATTATAATGTCCAGAGCCAATTATACCTGGTTCAAAACCGAAGTGCTTCTTGACTTCCTTAATCCATTGATCTCTAATATTTGTAGTAGTACATACTACTAACATTTTTAATTGCATCTTATACGCAATCGCCAATGCTGTAATGGTTTTACCGAACAAAACCTTGACTCGACTGAACGTTCATTCAGTCTCTAGATTTCTCTAGGTCATGGACTATATCTTTTATTGTGTTTATATCTGATATAAGAATAAATTTTATACCATTAGATTTGCACCACAGTCTTTTCTCTTCTAAATTAGTAGAATATTCTTCTTGAGATCTAGTATTACCCGTGCTTACTTCTATAATTATATTATCTTTATAGAAATCAGCAACCCACCTTCTTTTAGTATCTCCTATACATGCGTAAGGAACCTGTCTCTCAAATGAAGGTAAATACCTAGATACAACATCCTCGATTGCGGAACCTTGCTTAGAAGTACCACATATATCGCACTTAAATGCTTTACCCTTTCTCATCATACTACCTAAAGTAGTAGTAGAATATTCTTTAGTATGTCCGCAGCCTAAAAACTTAATTTCACAATATGCTTGTGTTGTTTTTGTATTATAACCTAAGTATTTTTCTACTTTAATAATACTTTTATAAGCTTCTGGCCTTCTGTCATTTAGTTGAGCAACTTTTACCTCATCAGGTACGTTCTTTTGAGCATTATTACAAATACCACAAAATACCTGACCTTTCTTAAACCACCTAGAGAATGTTTGATCTTGTACCTCTGTGGTATATCCACAATTAGGGCATTTAATTACTCTGGACGTATGTTTATCATACCTTAATGACTTTATTATACTAACTAACATTTTTTCTGCCTTTTTATGTGCAGTTTCTGTGGTGTTAATCTCTCTCACAATAACCTCCCGTTTCGAACTCACTTGAGTCCTACTCTACTCCCTTCCCAATATAATTAGTGGTTTCGATAGTCTCTGAACTTTATTCATAATAATTTTACCAAAACTTTTTAGGATTGTCAAAAATTATTTTAGAATCTTAGCTGCTAGGTTGTCCAATCCAATTAATTTTCAAGCATTCACACTTACCATTTCTAGTTATGTTGTAGCTTAATTGGCTCTAAGGGGTTTCCAGCAATTAGAGAGGTTTATACCGAGCTTCGGTTTTTCAACCCGGTTTTCCGTTAATAATGCAGGATTCATTGAACTCGTCATAGATTTCCTGCTGATCCGGTCTCAGAGTAAATTTTGGTTTAGGAATATAAGCTTCTGGGCTTACACGTTTATCAATAAATTGATAATCAAAATCCCCTAGACAATCTTTTAAGTACTCTAGTTTTCCTTGAGGTACCCAATAAGTATCGGCAGCTACTCTACCAAATCTACATAAATATTTACAAGTGGTTCTCCCACCCTTCCCTTTAGTTTCTAGGGTATATGTTAGTCCTTTCTCTAATTTAGCTAATGCAACATCATCATTGCACTTAAAGAACAATCTATTAGAGACGACTATTTTCTTTAAAGCTTTCTCCATGCGTACTGTTTACCTTTTAGCTCCTCTTCAGATAATTCCTCAGCTATATCTAATATAACTCTACTATTAGCAAATGTAGCCAAAGCAAGGAACTTATGAGGGTACTGCACCGTAAATGGGTAAGGTTCTCCTTTAACAATTGCAGAGAAATGTTTATTATCTCTGTTTTTAACATATTTAGGTCTTACCCACTTTATTTTAACTATTTTACGTGGTTTATATTTCACAATGTTACCGTCTTCAGTAACAAACATATTTCTATGATGAATCTTATTCTCCCAGTAAAGTTGAATTAAATTATCAAATTTCCTACGTATAGGGTATAATCCTTTTATTTGACAATAATCTTCTAGAATCTCTTTATATTTGGGCAATTGCTCTTTTATCCTAAGCCTTCTTTCAACATATTCAGGATATTCTTCTTTGAGCCTAGTATCATCAAATATATACGTAGCGAAGCAAGTACGGATCAAGATTAATCCGTACTTCTCTTCTTTGCTTATGAAACTTCTTATACCATATACAGGTAATTTCATTATGCTGCATCTTCCATTAATTCAGGATATTGTTTAGCAAACTTACCACAAGAATAGTCCAAAGAACCACCTGCTTCTGAGTCTGCATCAACACCTACACCATGACCTCCGAAGTTAAGACCCCGGTCTTTCTGGATACATTCAATAATAAGCTGTGTATATTCTTCCACACACTCGTCTTTTACGATAGCCACAACAGAGTCATGAACCAACATTCTAATGCTTGCGTCTAGACCGCGCTTCTTAATCTCCATATCTGCATCAGCAGCTCCAAGAAGAAGTACATCAGAGGAAGCTCCCTGAATAATAGCATTAAAGCCACTACGCAGTTCTTCACCTACTACTGACCGGTCTGGAGATTTGATATTACGAAGTCTTCTCTTACGACCAAAGTGGCTGTAAATAAACCCGTGTGTAAGAATCTGCTTGTGACAAGCATCAATCCACCTCTTCAATTGAGGGAATTTACGGAAATAAGTATCAATATATTCTTGAGCCTTTTCTCCATTAATAGGATTATATGGTGTACCTTGTTCTACATGCTGCTCGAATAAGGCTTCGTTAATGGATTCAGCTACTTTATCCTTCCCTGACCCGAACAGAATTCCGAATGAACAATATCTTACTGAACCTCGTTAAGGTCCATCTCTAACTTTCGTTAGATGTTGAGACTATATCTTGAAGTTAAAAATTCTTCCAAATCTTTTATACTGGAACAAAACTTAAACTCATATGGTGTATTCATTTCTATGAATCTACGTTTTTCTTCTAGATTAGTTTTGTAATTCTTATAGTCTGATTTAAAGGTAGATACTTCTAAAACTATGCAATTATCTAATAGAAAATCACAAGTCCAACGCCTTTTTGTATCTCCCAAGTTAGAATACTTAACTTGAAGTAGAATATCAGCTATATTGAATTCTAAGATTTTTATGTAGCAGTTTTTCTCAAACTCCGACCCAAACGTAATACCTTCATATGTCACTCTATAATCTGTTGTTCTACAGTTAGGGCATGTAGCCCTATTAGTTGAGTTAGGAGATACTAACCCCACAAGTTGTGTAGAGTAACAAGTTTTACAAGAGTTACATTTTAAAATAATTTCACCTAACTGATTATCAGGCAAAGAAGATATTAGCTGTGCATCAACCCTCTCTAATGCTTTAGAGATTCTATCGTTGTTATGCTTTAAAGGTACATTTTTAGCTTGACAGTAAATACATCCCTTAACACAATTTGCTAGACTTTTGTAAGATTTGGTTTGTATTCTACCACAGTATATACATTCCAGGGTTACCTTAATATTATTACTATTTGTACCTTCCCAATTTAAAAGTTTGAAACCTAATACAGTGCTAAAATGTTGTATTTTCTCTGTAGTTACACCTTCATTACTCTTAATATGTTCAGGATTTAATTCTTTTAAAAATTGTGTAACAGTCATATCTAGCTTGGATTTTATTACGTTGCGGCTTAAGCCCTTGGGGTAATTTGCTTGATACTCTGTCACAGATTTCGGTATACCATCTTTATAGTAATTTCTAGCTATTTTTAGTGCTTCTTCTTTTGTATTAAATACTGGTTTTGTGCTACTCATTTATAACTTCCCTCCCGTTTCGAACTCACTTGAGCCCTACTCTACTCACTTTAATTACTTTCGTAACCATCCGATTATTATATTACGGATGTCATTAAACTCTTACGAGTCGTAGCTTTCGATAGTCGTTGAACTTTATTCTTGAAACTAGTATATCAAACTTACTTGATTCAGTAAACTAGTTTTTTAGAATCTTAGCTGCTAAGGTTGCCCAATCCAATTAATTTTCAAGCATTCACACTTACCATTTCTAGTTATGTTGTAGCTTAATTGGCTCTAAGGGGTTTCCAGCAATTAGAGAGGTTTATAGGCAACTTCAATTAGTTAATCGCCTTACTTGCTTGACGTAATGCAGGGTATTTCTTTTTAACTTCACTGGCTAAACAATCTGGTTGAAATACCATGTGAGCAATCGAACTGTGAAACATTCATGTTACGTAGAGTCGTTTTCTCTACTCTCTATCTTTCAATAGAGATCTGACTATATCTTCAGCTATTTCTTTAGAATATGCAACTTTTGCTTCATCTAATGTCATATCTGCCTCCCGTTTCGAACTCACTTGAGCCCTACTCTACTCACTTTAATTACTTTCGTAACCATCCGATTATTATATTACGGATGTCATTAAACTCTTACGAGTCGTAGCTTTCGATAGTCGATGAACTTTATTCTTTAT